AAAAGCCGATCAGAGCTGTTGGCAAAGGTGGAGTCGAAACAAACGAAGTTGATAGAAACTCAATGGGTGGTACCGAACTTATGAAGTACGGACTACATGAGAGACTACCAGGCGAATTGCTTGATAACTTTCAAATTATTTGTTCGAGAGTTCGTGAGATTGATCCAAAAAGAATTCCTATTCTCTGGTGCCACGACCTAGCAGGTGACACTGAAGTGTCACACCTTAAAAATGTTAGTGCAGAAGATACAAAGTTTGCTAAGTTGGTGTTTGTAAGCCATTGGCAACTACAGCAATATCGTGATTATCTCAGCGTCCCATATAGCAAGTGTGCAGTTTTACAAAATGCAATCACACCAATTCCCGATCATGAAAAACCTAACGACGTAATTAACCTGTGTTATTTTACAACGCCTCATAGAGGACTTGAAATATTGGTTCCTGTGTTTAAGCATTTGCATGAAAATAACTTCAAGGAAATCTCGAAGCCAGTTCATCTACATATTCATTCAAGCTATGAAGTTTATGGATGGAAGCAAAGGGACGATCAGTTTAAGGAACTATTCGATCAATGCTTAGAGCTTCCGAATGTTCATTATTATGGATATACTAAGCACGATGATCTTTTAAAGGAAATAGAAAAGTATCACATCTTGGCTTTCCCGAGTGTCTGGCCTGAGACGTCGTGCTTACAGCTATTAGAAGCGATGTCTGCTAAGATGCTATGTGTTCATAGCTCGCTTGCAGGGCTACCAGAAACAGCTGCTAATTGGACACTAATGTATCCAATGGATGAGGACATGAATAGGCACGCCAATGTGTTTGCAGATATGCTGTTTAGTGGTGTTAGAGCCATTGATACTGGTTATATTAATGATCGTTTAGAAATGCAAAAACGATATATTGATGGATTCTATAATTGGGATGTAAGAGCAATGCAATGGAATCAAATGTTAACATCCATTTTAGAACAAGGATTTGAACACAAATAATCGAATGGCCGAATGGACATATAAAATATTAGGGGAAGTTGATTCTGAAAAACTCACCAAAGAATGGTTGGAGTTTTGGAAGCCTAAACTTACCTTTCATGATCACGGAACGGGTCCATATAAGTACGTGGATGGTGTTCCATGCTACATGAGATATCATGGCGCTAAAACCGAAGAAGAAGCTAATGTAATTTTAGAACTAACTCGGCTAGGTCAAGGACTAATAGAAGACTATGCTCCTGAAGGATCAAAAGCTGTTGTTGGTGAGGCTGTTGATTATAGAGATTATAATCACGATACGTATTTGGATCATATTTTACGTGAACATAGAATAGGTCGATGGCCATCTATTATAACCGTAAAGCCACGCTCATGTTATGGGTTCCACATCGATCATGTAAATCCTATTCACATTCCATTAGAAACTAATGATGGTTGCTTGTACATAGAAAAAGGGGACCCATTTAGGGCAGTTAAATTAGATGTTGGTTATGTGTACGAAGTAAATGCTAAACAGAGTATGCACACATTTGTCAATGCAGGAAGCACTGAACGATTTCATCTTCTTGGATCAATTCTTTCTTGAAAGATTAAATGGATAACCTTCCTTTACTTGGTGTGCTGCAACAACTTGCCACTGGCCTTCATCATCAGGAGCACCAGGATACGTTTGATATAAACCATCTAACATTTTAAAATTCGTACCACATTCTTTATTAAGATTGTCAGCAATATACTTAATAAGAAATCGCCGGCGAGACAACTCCTTACTAAAAATAATGTGACTAGGATCTAAATTTTCCGTAATATAATTCATTTGATCTTTGAAAAATATTACGGAAAAGTTATGTCCGTATCCTGTCTCTACATCATCTCTAATCGCACGGCGATATCCTCCCCAACCAGCATGTTGTCTGTACTTGGGTGATATAAAATATCGACTAAAAACTCTTACTATATTTTCTGGAAAATTATGAGTTTGCACAGCAGAGAATGCTATGATATCTTCATTGTCTTTGTTAGTTATTACTGTCCAATGAGGCCACTTATCAAGATTGTCATCTAATTCATCAAACCAAGTAGAGCCCCTACCTTGATAGGAGCTCTTCATGGTCTTTATAAATTTACCTAATTGATATTTGCTTTTTGATTTTCCCTGGGCTGATCCCACTTGGATCGGCAGGTGGAGGAGTTGGTTTTCCTTTGCCATTTCGAAGAACCTTTTCAAAGTTTTCAAAATTAAAAAATCTAATGTTCTGACCAAATGTACTCATACACGACATACCATTTTGAAATATTTCTACAATCGACATAGTTCCTGCTTCTTTGCTCATGAGAACCATGATAGTGAGTTCTCCAAAGGTTGAATCCATCTTAGCAGATATGAATGGTATCTCTTCGTGTTCTTGATAAAGATTATCGAGCCCTGTCGCCGCATCGATGCAGACAACCTTTTTCGGCATGGTATATGCTGTAGTTGAAATCGGTGGGCCACCATTATTGGGAGGGTCATCTGGAGATATTTTCTGAGCTAATCCTGCAACCGGTATCATTGTAAAGAATAACAAAATAGCTAATATTAGCCTGGTAGACATTTGTGCTGTTCCTCGTATTGATCTCTATATTTGATAAACTCCATGATATGATCATCTCTTCGTTCTACAAACAATTGAGGCTCATCCTGTTCAACAGCAATTATGGTCACTAATTGTCCAATAGGAATACTTGTTCTTTCTTCATACATGACGGCATATGCGGACTCCTGCATGAAGTAGTTATTAATCCAGCTTCGCTGCTTCCGCTTATTTGCCGTCTTGAAGTCAATGATTGATGCTTTGCCATCAAATACACCAACACAATCTACTCTTCCAGCTGTCCTAAGATAGTCGGAATACAAACATCCTTCAACAGAATAAACCTCTCCCAAGTATGTATCTAAGATTGGTTTAATTTGTTTGAACAAGAAATGATCTGATGGAGTGATTTTTGAGAAATCTATGTCTGTATTATTGACATAGTCCTCGCATAGTTTGTGTACTCTAGTGCCTCTTCTGCCGGCCTTATTGGCAATTTTATTAGCCTCTTTTTCACCAACGCGCCTTCGCCATTCGGCGATTCCTTTAGCGCTAACCTGTGATGTGATTGTTGTTACAGAGGGGTATCTAATACCACTTGGTGTGATATAATGTCTCTTACCATTCTTTGTTTCAACATTAAGCTCCACTAGTTCATTAACAGCGTGTTTAAACATTACAATTTCATCCATAAATATTGCTCATTACTAATATTTATGGTAGCAATATTGCATAGTTAATGTATACATATACGTTATACGTAGAGTGTTAAGGTATACATATACTTTTAAATAACACTATACGTCAATGCTTCCCTTTGGATGGTTCTTTTTCATTTCGCGCATAACGTCTTTCCATCCTTGATCAGTGCCATGTCCTCCGGCACCACCCGACATATCTCTGCCACTAATTATACTAGGAGCATATATCGTTTGTGTATGGGTTGGATGGTTTTCTCTATACTCGTCTAACTCCGACATTGACATTACAATATCGTAGTATTCACCTTCATCGTTTTGGAAAGTATATGTTGGCATTTTCATTATCTTCTTCGTCTATGTAAGCTCTCACGTCTTTGATTTTCAAAGCTCGATCTAGTCTTCGTTGTTTTTTACGATCGACTCTTTGTTTTTTTTCATCGAAATCTTCACCTTCATCATCATATTGATACCAGTTCTTCTTTCTCGACATCGTTCTCCCTTTCCTTATACTCCTAAATCAGGGAATGCTTGCTTAGCCACTTCCTTGCTAACACCTTTAATTTCGCGACCTTTCATTTGTATTAGAAGCTCCGCATCAATTGGAGATACCATTTCCAAAATGCGAATAAAAAGAACCTCTCGACGATCGTGTCTAGCATCTGGTTCCAGAGGCTTTCCATCTACGTTGATAAAGTACCTAAAATTCTTAATTTCGCTAATGAATTGTCCTTCAACATCAAGGTCCTCCTCCAGTGGCCTGTAGGGAGGTGCACCAGGCGGCAAGAGCCACGTAATTCTTGGACTGTATGTTAATTGAAGAACGTCTTTAAGGTGTGGTAGAAGATCCTGCTCTACACCTTGCAGGACCTGAACTTTTTGTGTGACGTTTTTTGTCTTGCGACAGGCTTCCATCACTTCGCCCATGCCTTGATTAATAGCCATTTTAAAACTCGCCTATGTTTTCCATTAAATTTTTAAGTTTATATTTTACAAAATAGTTAAACAATTTGTCCCGACCAGGAGCTGGTTGGTTGAAGATATCTAACACCGAGTTTTGGATATTATCAGGGATATATTCAAGATCGATTAACATTCTGTTGCGAATCCAACCTTCTTTTTCATTATCGGAGAGACTGGTCTCTATTTGATCGGCACTGCCTTTCAACCGCTCAAGGTATTTAGCTCGTAGTGGCTTTTGCCTTTTGCCCTTAACAAAACAATCATCAGGTGAGATAAAGTTAGGTACTCCGTCACCACGATCACCCTTGGCAATATGTTCAACCAAGAATCGCGATGGAGAGCTGTGTCTGATCCATTTCTTTCGAGTTGGATCATATTGCTTAACATTGGGAAATCTGTGTAACTGTATGAAGTCTTTGTCACCAGATAAAATTAAGACGTCTTCGCCCTTGAGCTGCCCTAGGTTGGCATCAAACTTCGCTTGGAAGTGCATTGGGTTGACAACAGCATGGGTTAACGTACCAATGATATCATCTGCCTCTGCGGATTCAATACGAATGACCTTATAAGGCAAGTATTCCTTGACTTCATCTCTCACCTTATTAAGTGTATTGAAGATTAACGACCAATCCAGATCAGACTGGTCTCTGTATTTCTTACGAGCGGCCTTGTAGTATTGGAATCGTTGCTTTCTCCAATAGTTCTTGTCGTCGCAACATATGACCATCTGGCCATAGTCCTTGCGAAATTTTTTGTTGAGAGATCGTAATTTGTTTAAAATCATGTGCCTAAGAAGATCCTCTTCCAAGGCCACATTGGTATGATTGCCCAACTGGGCCATTAAATTTGCAATCATCACCTGGTTCATATCGACCAATATCAAAATATAACTCCTAACACTACATCGTGTAGTTACTCTTCATCTTCATCATCTTCAAATGCAATTCCGCTCTCTTCTTCTGAGATCACTTCTTTAGCAAAACTCTGCAGAGGATGATCAACATTTATAGATCTATACATCGCGGACTTGATCGCTTCGCTAATGAGAATCAGATCAGGTCTAATTTCTTTGTTTGAATTGATATCACATCCGTGCTTTTCCATGTTGCGGAAAACCTCAAAAGCAAACTCAACAGCAGCTTCTGTCACGAACTTGTTTCGAATTTCGGATATGTGCTCCTCGAACTCGTTCTCGGATTGAGGGAGTCGAGGCTGTTTTAATCCTGGAAATGATACTACGTTACTACTCATTAAAGCGTTAGTCTCCATAGGACATCAATTGTAACTTGTCTATTATTTATGCTTTTCTTGAACGCTTCTTTTTCTTCGTAGGCTTGATGTTGTTATCATCATTGTACATCTCTTGTGTGTACGTACCGATGTCCGGATAGTACACTCCAACAGTTCGCTTAGGTGTACCATCATCATGATATGCCATCGAAACACATCGAAATTTCACCTTGAATTCTTGATTTTCACCATAATACAAGTCAAGATACACCCCACTACGTAGGTATGATTCCAAGTTCTGAACATACGTATCGAGCTGGTTGTACATACCATGTGCTTTTTTGTCTGTTTTCGCCAGCTTGTGATAGCGAGCTCGCTCGGCTTTGTTCACATTAATCCACTGACGGACCTTCTTCAGAGATAACTGATGTTCATCCGGAAGATCGCGAACGGCAGGATCGATCGCAGAATATTTGGGAGGCTTCTTGTTTGCTCGCGCTTTGGCAAGCCTCTCTCTGCGCTCAGCCTTCTGTTCTTCTGTCAAAGGTGCGCGCGCTTTTCTGCGTTTTTTAATTACCGGTTTCATGCGATATTTTTCCTGTGTGTTTTCATCATTATGTTATTTTCGGGCCAAACGAGATGCCAGTCAACGGCGTTATTATATAGGGATTTTCTGCGATATATTAAACCGCAGAATTCTGCGAGGTTGGAACAAGGCTTCAAAGCTCCCTAGAGTGAGGTTAGGTAGCTTTGAAGCTACCTAGCACTGCAGAATTCTGCGAAAAACAAAATCGCAGTTTTCTGCGTAAAAAGAAAATGAAAAAAACTTCAGAAAAGTGTTCGAACCGCGTTGACCGGTATCCGGATAGAGGCGATTATATAATCATGATGAGAAACACAGCAAAGAAACAGCTAGATTTCACAAACACGATCAATGCGTGTTATGCCAATGCAGCTGCTCACAAATTGGGTAAGATTATTACCCGGGCAGACAAAAAAGGCTTATCCGGCATGATCGAG